TGATAGGTTTAATAGAATTTATACTAATAGTATATCTTCTTTATATGGACAACAAGTATCTTATAATTATAGAACCCTAAGACCTGCTTTATATGCCGAATATGATGCTATGGATACTGATGCTATTATAGCTTCGGCACTGGATATTATATCCGATGAAAGTACATTAAAGAATGATATGGGTGAAGTACTTCAAATTAAATCACCTGATGAAAACATTCAAAAAATACTTTATAATCTTTTTTATGATGTAATTAATATAGAATTTAACTTATGGCCATGGATTAGAAATATGTGTAAATATGGGGATTTTTTCCTAAAGTTAGAAATAGCAGAAGGATTTGGTGTTTATAATGTTATTCCATATTCAGCATATAACATTGAAAGAATAGAATATTCCGATCCAGAAAATCCCGCTAAGGTAATGTTTAAGTTTGATCCAGATGGGATAGTGTCTGATTCTTATGGTTATTCAACTGTTCCTAATCAAAATAAGGATGCAAGAGCTATTTATTTTGATAATTACGAAGTGGCACACTTTAGATTACTCACAGATGTTAATTTTCTTCCCTATGGTAGAAGTTATATAGAGCCCGCTAGAAAATTATTTAAGCAATATACTTTAATGGAGGATGCTATGTTAATTCATAGAATAGTAAGAGCCCCAGAAAAACGCATTTTTTACTTAAATATTGGATCTATACCCCCTAATGAAATAGAGGCGTTTATGGAAAAAACCATTTCTAAATTAAAAAGAACTCCATACGTTGATCCACAAACTGGTGATTATAATTTAAAATATAATCTTCAAAATTCATTAGAAGATTTTTACATCCCTGTAAGAGGCAATGATTCAGCTACTAAAATAGAAACTACCCCCGGACTACAATATGACGGAATTACTGATGTTATTTATTTAAGAGATAAATTATTTGCAGCTCTAAAAGTACCTAAAGCTTTCATGGGATATGATGAGAATCTAGAAGGTAAAGCTACTTTAGCGGCACAAGATATTAGATTTGCTAGAACAATTGAGCGTATACAAAGGATTATTACATCCGAGTTATATAAAATAGCTATGGTCCATTTATATTCACAGGGTTACACAGGTGAACAGTTAGCTAATTTTGAATTGTCATTAACTAATCCATCTATCATATATGATCAAGAAAGGATTGCGTTGTTAACTGAAAAAACAGCACTAGCGAATGAATTAATTAATAATGGACTATTACCTACTGATTGGGTATATGAAAACATCTTCCATTTATCTGAAGATCAATACGATGAATATAGAGAATTAATTCTACAAGATAAAAAACGTAAATTTAGACAAAACCAGATGGAAAACGAAGGTAATGATCCTATGGAATCTGGAAAGTCTTATGGCACACCACATGACTTAGCTTCATTATATGGTAAAGGTAGAACATATTCTGATCCTAATAATTTACCTGATGGGTATAATGAAAATGAACCCTTAGGTAGACCCCAAGAAAAAGTTACTAATCGAAATACTCAAGATGATAACTTTGGCAAGGATAGATTAGGAGTGCAAAGAATGAAAGACACAGATAAGAATGAGGGATCTAGTTCTGCTTTATCTTTAGAAGGCAAACATTATGTTTCTAAGTTTTCGGATATGCTAAAAAATATCCCCTCTTCTAGTAAAAAACATATTATATTTGAGGATGATAAATCTGGAGAATCTTTATTAGATGAATCAAATATTAAGGACTAGATATTTTCATATATTTATAAAAAAACCCTAGAATGAAAATCAAACACTCCAAGTATCGGAATACAGGTTTGTTGTTTGAATTGCTTGTGAGGAGAATCACTGCGGATACTCTTTCCGGAAAGAAGTCACCTGCATCCAAACTCTTAAAAAAATACTTTGTTAATACAGAGTTAGGTAAAGAGTATAAATTGTATGAATCATTTTTTCAAAAAAGAGGCATTAGCGAATCTAAAGCTTCTTCTGTTATTTCTACAATTTTAGAATCTTCTAAAAAGTTATCTAAACAAAAACTGAAAAGAGAAAAGTATAACTTAATTAAAGAGTTAAAAGAAAGTTATAATATTAATGATCTTTTTAATACTAAAATTCCTGAATATAAGGAAATGGCTTCTTTATACCAATTGGTTGAAGCATATAACTCTACTGAGGTTAATCCTTCTTTACTTATTGAAGTAAGACTAAACTTAATGGAATTTCTTACCCAATCAGAAGTTAATAAAGATTCTGTTGCAGATACTGTAATGGAAGAATTTAGTTCATATGATAGTGACCTTAGAATTTTAACTTATAAAATACTATTAGAAAAATTTAATAGTAAATATTCCACTTTAAATACTGATCAAAAACGCATTCTTAGGGAATACATTAATAGTGTGGATTCTACTTCTACTTTAATGGAATTTTACAATTCTGAAGTATCTAACTTAAAAAATATTTTAGAACAGTCTATTCCTAATATTGGGGATAAAGCTTTAGTCATAAAGCTTAATGAAGTTAAGAAATTTTTAACCCCCATTTCTAAAACACAAAAAGTTACAAGTGAAAATTTAGTTGATTTATTACAATTTTATTCATTAACTAATAAATTAAACTAATGCCCGTAGTTAAAGCATCGGAAATAGATCCAAAATTTATTAAAAAAATAGAGGATCAGTATGGTGAAGTAGATATGGTTAATGATTACTTTGACTTAGAGGATAGCACCTACTATAAAACTGTAGATATAAATAAGGAAACAGGAGGAATAAAACATAAATTAATCCAACTACCTTCTTTTGGTGAATCTTTAAAAAAATTATCTATAGCTTTAAAGTCTATGAGAAAACTTGCAACTACTCAAGCAGGTAAAGACGACCCAAAAATATCAGAACTATTAAATAAAATTAGAGATACTTTTAATTTATATAGAACACATTTAAGAAAAAATTATCCCGATCTTTATAGTGGCATAAAAAATCAATTAGAAGAAATTTCTGTAAGTGGTGGTGGAGTAGCAGGAGCTAGCTTTACTCCCGGAGTTGGTGCTCAATATGCTACACCATTTGCTTTTAATAAAAATAAAAAAGCAGATGGGACAGCCAGAAACTATTATTATAAATTAGGTTATAAACCAGTCTCAAAAAAAAATAAAGATTCGGGATTAGAAGTCAAACAATTGTTCCAAGAAGAAGAAATATCTCCTGAAGCTAAATTTCATAATGATAGAATAGATGATTTTGATGTTATTACTAATGAGCTTAATGATATTTATAAATTGATATCTAATGCTAAAAATAAAACCATAGATTATTATAAAGAAAACCCTAAATCTTTTCAAGTAGTCCAACCTACTACTTTATTAAAAGATTATTTAAAAGATATAAAAAAACTATTAAAAGTATAATATGAAACCCACTACTCTACAAAACCAATATAACCTTATAAAAGAAGGAAAGGGTCATAAGGGTGTATTTCTTAATGAGGCAAAAAGATTATTCCCTCAATACATCCCTAATCATTTTGGATATGATGCAACTGTTAACATTTTAAAGCAAAAATCTATCTTATCCGAGAATCTATGGGGTATTGCTACAGGTAAAAAAGAACAACCTGAGTGGTTTAAAATTTTCAACGATAATATGAATACTATCTTTGAAGAAGCAAAAGTAGAAGAAAAAGAACCCACTAAAGAAGTAGTTGATCAAGAAATTGCTGGGTATGATTACAAAGATAAAAAAGAGATTAATAATCAAAATGGTGCAGAATTTTTAACGGGATTTTATGCTGAAATGCAAAACCCAAAAAATAAAGATAAATCTGTAGATGAATTAAAAGATATAGTTAGTAAAAATTTAGCTAAGGATGAACTTCATTATGTTAAAAATAGCCAATTTGGTTTAGAAGAAGTAGGTTACACAGACGACTCCCCAGGATTGGGTAAAACCGAAGAACCTAAGGGTAAATATAAAGCTTCAGGATATGGTGATTTAAAAGAATCAATTAAACGTATCATTAGAGAGGAATTAAAGAAAAAAGATTTTCCATCTGAAGCTCAACTTTCAAATATGAAAGATTCTCTAGAGGATATTGTAGATTTAGTTGGTAATGCTGACGAAGCAGTTACTTTAGTACTAGATATGGAACCTACATATGCCCCATATGAGGTTCAATTACGTCAACTTGCAGATCCTATGTTTTAATGAAAAATTTACTCGTAGAAACCAAAAACTTTAGCCCTATTCAGGCACTTACAGAGGCTAAAATCTCTGAGAGAGGAAATCCTGTAGTAGGAGGTGTTATGGCTACTGCAGAAGTAAAAAATGGTAACGGAAGATACTACTCTAAAGGATTATGGGATAGAGAGGTAGAAAAATATCAAACATTAATCAATGAAAATAGAGCCATTGGAGAATTAGACCACCCAGATTCTCAAGTAATTAATTTAAAAAATGCTTCTCATAACGTAACTAAATTATACTGGGACGGTGATAATTTAATGGGCTTTATAGAAATCCTTCCTACACCCTCAGGTAATATTTTAAAAGCACTTATTGAAAGTGGTATTACAGTAGGTGTGTCATCAAGAGGTATGGGTTCATTAGAACAAAGAGGTGACTTATTAGAAGTACAGGATGACTTTGAATTATTATGCTGGGATTTCGTATCAACACCTTCAAACCCTGGGTCGTTTATGCACACAATAAAAGAGAGTAAAGAAGCTCCTCTTAATAACTACAAAGAAGCACACGATATAGTTAGAGAAATTCTTTGTGGCAAGGGTCAGTGCCCTATTTTTTAAGATTTTTTACATATGTATTAATGAATATACTGTTCCTAATGCAGTATCATTATTTATTATTTTTTATTACGTTTCCTAAATAAACGTACTTCACTAATTTAATTTATTGAAAATGAGTCGAGATTTATTGCGAGAGGCTATTGCTGACGCTAAAGCAGTACGTGAGTCTGCTATTGCTAATGCTAAAGCAGCTCTAGAAGAAGCTTTTACTCCCCACTTAAAAAATGTCCTTGCTGAAAAGATTAAGGAATTAGACGAGGAAGAGGATGTAAAAGAAGGTTATAGCGAAAAAGATAGAGTAGACGAAGAAGATGCAGTTAGCTTCAGAAGAAAAAACTCCCCATCTTACAACATGGACCCAGACGGTGGACCTGTAAATCCAGTACCTCATAAGGCTGGTAAATCTACTGTTGAAGAAAATGAAGTGGAAGAAAATCAAATTGCCGAGGAGGAAGATGTAAAAGAAGGTCAATATGAAGTAGAGGAGGAATTATCTTTAGAAGAACTTTTATCAGAAGAAGAAGGGGAGGAAGAAGTAGAAACAGAAGAAACTGAAGTTGAGGATGAAGAAGCTGAAACTGAAGATGAAGATGAAGAAGCCGAAATCGACCTTGAAGATATGACTGAAGAAGACCTTACTAAATTTGTAGAAGAAGTCATTAAGGATATGGTTGAAGCTGGAGAATTGGAAGCAGGTGAAGCTGCTGAAGAGGAAGAAGTTTTAGAAGCTGCCCATGATGACAAAGTGGAGGAAGGCTACCATGATAAAATGGAAGAAGGAGCCCACGAAGAAGTTGAGGAAGGTATGGATAAAGATAAAATGGAAGAAGAACTTTCTGATGCTGATGTAGAAAAAGTTGATAAAGAAGTTGATGCCGTAAGAGATGACCTAGATCAAATAGCTAAGTTAGCTAAGGATGCAGGTGAAGACGCTGAGGATATTAAAGATGTTATTGACGAAGAAGCAAAAGAAAAAGAACTTGCTGAAGCCTATCAAGTTATTAGTAAACTTAGAAAAGATCTTAACGAAGTTAATCTTCTTAATTCTAAATTGTTATACACTAATA